ACGCTCATTTTGAAGGTTCACCGATGTCAAAAGGTATTTTCCAATTTGATATGTGGGGATTAGATTATGAAGGATTAGGTGGTTTATGGGATTGGGATAGTCTTAAGTTAGAAGTATCTAACCATGGGGTATGTAACTCATTATTCACTGCTCAGATGCCTGTGGCGTCTTCAGCTAAGATTACAGGTTCATATGAGATGACAGAACCAGCACATTCGGCAATCTTTAACCGAAGAGTAGTTGGTGGTGAAATCATGATTGTAAACAAATACTTAATTAACGACTTTGAAAAGATTGGAATTTGGAGTGAAGATTTGAAAAATGAAATCATCTTAAATGAAGGTTCAGTTCAAAACATCAATTTCAATAATCATCTTGATACTGAGGATAAAAACTATACTAAGAAAGTTAAACGTATTGAACACTTGATTAGTAAGTACAAAACAATTTGGGAAATTTCACAGAGAGAATTGATTAACATGGCGGCGGATAGAGCACCATTTATCGACCAATCACAATCAATGAATATCTATATGGCTAACCCAACATTGTCTAAGATTACCTCATCACATTTCCACTCATGGGAAAAAGGATTGAAGACTTTATGTTATTATGTTAGAACTAAAGCAATTTCAACAGGAGCTAAACACTTGGCAGTTGATGTTTCAAAAATATCACAACCTAAAGTTAAAGTTGAAACACCAAAAGTTGAAATACATGAATTAACACAAAAACCTGAAGATAGTCCTTTTGAATGTTTTGGATGTAGTTCCTAATTTGAAAATCCCGACACAATCGGGATTTTTCATTTTTAATCTATTTAAAGAAAAATAGATAGTATTATATTTATTGTTATGGCAAATGGAATTACTTATGGTATAAATTTTCCCTTTAGGGATTCTAGACGAGGTGACTACTTAGAACTTACCGAATTAGAGTCTCAGGAAATTAAGGCCGATTTAATACACCTATTATTAACAAGAAAAGGTTCAAGATATTTTTTACCTCAATTTGGTACAAGATTATATGAATTTCTTTTTGAACCATTTGATGGATTAACCTTTAACGCTATTGAATCTGACATCAGAGATGCGATTGAAACGTTCATGCCAAACTTGTTAGTTAATAGTTTAAGTATAACACCAGCGGATGTTCAAGAAGAAGTTGATATCGCAACAGGACAAAACTTAGCGGGAACAAGCGAATCATCAGTTTATAGATTTCCTGGTAAAGGAACATCTGAATATACTGCAAAAATAAGATTAGATTACTCAACAAATGGGTCAACATACGGACAGAGTGATTTTGTGATTATCAATATTTAATATAAATGGCAAATAATAGAATATCGTACGCTACCAGAGATTATCAGTCAATTAGAACTGAACTCTTAAATTACACAAGAACATATTATCCTGACTTAATTCAGGATTTTAATGACGCATCGGTATTCTCAGTATTTATCGATTTGAATGCGGCAATTGCTGACAACTTACATTATAACATTGACCGAAGTGTTCAAGAGACAGTATTACAATATGCACAACAAAGGTCTTCCATTTACAACATAGCCCGAACTTATGGTTTAAAATTGCCAGGTCAAAGACCATCAGTTGCATTAGTTGATTTTTCAGTTACAGTTCCTGCGTTTGGTGATAAAGAAGATGAAAGATATCTTGGTACCTTACTAAGAGGTTCACAAGTTGTTGGCGCTGGTGTGGTATTTGAAAATGTTTATGATATTGATTTCGCATCACCATACAACGCTCAAGGTTTTCCGAATAGATTGAAGATACCTAACTTTAATTCAAATGGGATACTTGTTAATTATACGATTACAAAAAGAGAAATTGTTGTTAATGGTATTACTAAAGTTTTTAAAAGAGTTATCAGTGCAAATGATGTTAAACCATTCTTTGAGTTATTCTTACCTGAAAAGAATGTTTTGGGAATTACAAGTGTGTTATTAAAGAACGGTACTCAGTATACCAACATACCAACCACTGCAGAATTTTTAGGTGCGGAGAATAGATGGTACGAAGTGGATGCTTTAGCTGAGGACAGAGTGTTTATTGAAGACCCTACCAAAGTTTCAGACCAACCTGGTATTAAAGTAGGTAGATACATCCAAACTCAAAATAGATTTATTACCGAATATACTCCTGAAGGATTTAAGAAAATGACTTTTGGTGGAGGTACCAATACGGCTCAAGACCAATTGAATCAATTTACAACTTTAGGTACGACATTAGAATTACAAAAATATTCAAACAACTTCTCATTAGGTTCAACACTAACACCTAATTCAACATTGTTCATTCAGTACAGAGTTGGTGGTGGTTTGGCAACAAACTTGGGAACTAACGTAATCAATCAGATTGGTACGGTATCTTTCTTTGTTAATGGTCCTTCAGAAACTACAAACTCAGCAGTAATCAACTCATTAAGATGTGTTAACGTAACTGCGGCTGTAGGTGGTGCGGGTATCCCATCGTTAGAAGAAATTAGAAATTATGTATCGTTTAACTTTGCGGCTCAAAAGAGAGCGGTAACAGTACAAGATTACGAATCAATTATTAGAAACATGCCAGCTCAGTTTGGAGCACCTGCAAAGGTATCAATCACTGAAAATGACAATAAGATTTTAATTCAAATATTATCTTATGATACGTCAGGTAAATTAACCAATATTGTTTCAAATACTTTGAGACAAAACATTGCAAATTACCTATCAAACTACCGAATGATGAATGACTACATTTCGATATTCAGTGCTGAGGTTATTGACTTGAGTGTTGATGTTTCGATTGTTTTGGACTCAGCACAAAATTCAGGACAAGTTATTTCAAGTGTTATTGATAAAGTATCTGCATATTTTAACCCACAAACAAGACAATTAGGTCAGAATGTATATCTATCGGAAATTAGAAGTATTATCCAAAATACGAATGGAGTATTAACGGTTGCTGGTTTAGATGTGTTTAATGAAGTTGGGGGACAATACTCATCGGCAGAAACGTCTATGGAATATTCAGACCCTGCACTTAAAATGATTGCACCTGTTGATGATACAATTTTTGCCCAACCATCTCAGGTTTATCAAATCAGATATCCTGGTAAAGATATCCGAGTTTCAGTTAAGAATTTCCAATCAATTACTTTCTCTTAACAAGTTTATTTATTTTTTCTTTAGATTATTATTTAATTGTGTGGGTTCACTTTAAAAATCCTGCATAAACTATTTATTAATTAAAGAAATTAATGGGTCAATCATATAGAATAAGGACTGAATTAGGTATAACCAAAACAATCAACGTACAATTAGACCAAGAGTTTGAACAATTAGAGATTTTATCTTTAAAACTACAACAAGAGGATGTCTATACAAGAAGTTGTTCGGACTATGGGGTTCTTGTTGGTAGAATAACCGCCAACAATGGATTTGGATTGCCTAATGCAAGAGTGTCAATATTTATCCCAATTACGACTATTGACGAATCTAACCCAATTATTTCAAGTATATATCCATACAAGTCTCCAACGGATAAAAATGAAGATGGATATAGATATAATTTGTTACCTTACGAAAAATCATATTCTGCCCACGCAGCCACAGGTACATTACCATCAAGATTGGATGCTTTAACAGGTACGACGGCAGTTGAAATATTTGACAAATATTATAAGTTCACGGCAAAGACAAATGATAGTGGTGACTACATGATTATGGGTGTTCCACTTGGTTATCAAACCGTTGTGATGGATGTTGATTTATCTGATATTGGTGAGTTTTCATTAACACCTCAAGATTTGATTAGAATGGGGTTGGCGACAGAATCTCAAGTTGCTGGAAACCGATTTAGAACTTCAAACGATATTAATTCATTACCGCAAATTATTAATTTGGTTAAGAATTTGGAAATATCTCCATTATGGGGAGACCCTGGAGTTTGCGATATAGCAATTAATCGACTTGATTTTGATTTAAGAGATAATGCAAATGTTGATATACAACCAACATCGGTCTTTATGGGTTCAATCTATTCTACATCTGATAGTATGAGGGTTCGAAGAAGTGCAAAACCTAAAGATGATATGGGTAATCTATGTTCGCTTCAATCAGGACCAGGTCAAATAATTGCAATTCGTCAAACAATACAACAAGGTAGTGATGGTAATCCCATCTTGGAACAATACGAATTAGAACAAGCTGGTAATATTATTGATGGTGACGGAGTTTGGTTAACTGAATTACCAATGAATTTGGATTATTATATTACCAATGAATTTGGTGAAAAAGTATTATCAAACGACCCAACAGTTGGTATACCAACTAAAGCCAAATATAGATTTAAAATTAAATGGACTCAACCAACCGCATTAACTGAACAAACAAGACGACCTTATTATTTGGTTCCTAATGTTAAAGAATACGGATGGTCGAATGTTAATATAGACCCAAATTATTCAAATGTTGCATCTGTTAAAGCAAAATTGGCGGGTTCATATTATTTTGGATTGGATTGGTCGGGTTATACTAATACTAACGATGCAATTAATTGTAATGATACGTTTTATCAATTTGAATATAATCGAGTGTATACTGTTGCGGGATTAATTGACGAGTTTAAAAACGGTGGTCGAGGTAGGTTTATTGGTATTAAAGAAATTGATAATCAAGATTGTGAAAATACAATTAATAAATTCCCTGTTAATGAGGGGTTCAGAAACTTTGACTTAATATATTTTTTATTTTCAATTTTATTTACAATTATTCAGTATGTTGGAGTTATATTATTAATTGCTTATCACACAGTTGCTGCCTTAGCAAATCTTTTTCTTTCTAAAGAAAATGAACTTGGACCAATTAAATTACCTATGATTACATATCCTGAATGTCAGGCTTGTGATTGTGGAACGACTACGAATAATAATAATTCTGGTAATATAACAACACCCGTTGTGGTACCCGAATCTGGGATACTTAGCCAAGTTTCTAATTCTCAATTATATATAGATAAAATAGGACAACAATTTGTTAATTCAAATTATGTTGATACAATCGCTGAGGCGATGTCAACATCAAGCACTTCTCCAGATAATCCTAAAGTATTTAAATGTGCTAAAAGTACATCAATTGGGTTTTACTCATCAATTCAAAAACAAACTTTACCTATAGGGGAAAGAATTAATGTATTTAATACAAGAAATAAATATTTTGAAGGTGTTAATAAAATTAAAGTAACTTTTGCGTCTGACATAAATACAACTTACCATTACGATAATACGCTAACGGTATTGGCGACTAGTAGTTTAACACCTGGAACTTTGTTGACATTTGTTGACCCCGCCAAAAGTACTGATAAAAATTACTTATGGACAGGACAAACTGCTGGTGGTGTTGTAAATGGTATTAATGGTAGACTACAGACAAATCAATTTACTGTTAATGTTAATTATGCTGACCCAAATAATACTAACAATACCTTAACCACAGTATATACGATTCCGTCAAACGCTTCGGTAACTTGTGTTAGTAGTGTTACGGTTGACGTGACAAGTTTGGGGACAATAATTTATAGTGATTGTGATAATGTTAGTGTAACATATAATGCGATTAGTTTGGGTAGTCAAACAATTACTAATGACAATTGTATTAACCTCGCATCATTAGCGGGTACTGCTCAGTTTAGTATTACAAATAGTGGTGATACATGTCAAAGGTATTTGTATCCATCGGACATTGAATACTATCAAGTATTAACTGCGATAACTATAACTACCACAACAGTTAACGGAGTAACAATACCCATTGTTCCAAATTCGGGAAGTGTTGGTGGATTCTTTGAGGGAGTTCTAAGACAAAATAGTATTATAGAGAATTATGAAAAACAAATTATAGGTTACCCATCAGGGGCTAGTACTTTAGAAAGTACACTTACTTTAAACCCTACGGATTATTTTGACAATTTTACTAATCAAGTTATTTTAATACTACAAAGAGGGGTAGACCCTTATTCTCCAAAATTGACAAACAAGTATTCAATCGGTACCATATTTGGTACCAATGATAGTGACCCTAATTGGACGTTTACTGCATCAACAAGATTAAATGTACCAATACAACAAATACCTTTAAACTCCCCAACATCGATACAACAACATTATAATCAAAACGATATTTATTTTCAATCTTATTTTTACAATCCAGGGATTTTAGGTAGTACCGTACCAGGTTTACAATATTCGTCATATACTACAAGTAATGTTGGATACTACGGTGCTTTAGATGGTATATCGACATTAAGAACAGTTATACTTCCCAATGGAAACACATTTTTTTCTTCATCTTATGTAAATCAAACACCTACGTATGGCACATCTGATGGGGTTTCAACTAAAACATCAAACGTATATTATGAAAGTGCGGTTTCTGTGAATGATTATGACACTGCTGAAGATTTATCTGGTGGAGCAATATTGTTCGGTAACCCTTTAACCCAGTACCCTGCAAATACAACAACATTACCATATACTGATATAAGTTATAGTTCATTCAACACAACTTATTTTAGTCCTATTTTATATCCATCTTTAATTGGCTCAAGTCAATTAAATATTACAGACTCCTCAAGAAATATTATGAGAACTGACAGGTTAC